ACTTTTGGTCACCGTAATGGTAGAACAAGAAAGCCAAAAGAGATTCTCAAACAGATCGTAATCCTCCAGATAAGGATCAGGATTGTCCATAATCATTCGACCCACAAATTGTGGCGAAAGATAATGATCGTAAGTTCGTTGACTCGGATTGTTCAAAGCCTGTTCACTGATGAGACCAGTGTGATTCATTTGTGCCAGGTCGAATACACAAATGTAAAAACTGCGAGTGATGGGTCTGACATACTCTGGGTCACCCCAGTCATCCAGATTTGCACGCAAATTGTTAAATGCAGTTTTGCAGTAGGATTTCCAGTTCTTAGTAGAGCGTTTCATCGTTTGATCACCGAGATTGCAGGTTCACCTTTTTCAAAGACGGTATCAACAACCGCCTGGACCTTACGAGAGGTCGAAATACCCACATTATCATAGACAGGTACACAGACGAGCCCAAACGTCTTCTGGCGGTCGCCTAGACGGATCACACGACCGATTGTCTGACTGATACCAATGTAGTCCATATTACGGAGAAACAGTACGGCCTCCAGACCAGAGACGTTGATACCTTCAGACAGAATCGAGTGATGAAGAACCACAAACTTCTTGGTGGAATCTTTACCCCAAGCGTTGAGAGTGTCGAAGAACTGTTCCCGATTGACTTTCTGACCGTCGATAATCGCACCAGTCTTGGATGTGATGGTCATCCAAGAATAACCACGATCCTGCAGTTGTTGACAGAAATCAGTCTCATTGATCAGACCAACAATCTGACGGGTGGCTCGAGCACAGATGAGAACTTTGTTGACGTTCTGTTCGTCAATCGTCTCAATCATATTCTCACAATCACGATCAAAGATCATCTGACGACCCTTGACCATCGGGAGTTGTTTGACAACAACCTTCGGGGGAAGAATGTAACCACCCTCCACCAGTTCGGGTGCAGAAACCTTACAGATCACGTTACCATAGACATCCACATCATTCATACCAGGTTTAGAAACCGTCACAGAATGTTTGGGAGTTGCAGTGAAGAAGTAACAACGATCTGCAACGGATGCAAAGTGTTCGGTAGGGCCGAAGAAGTTACGTTGAACAGAGTTGTGGGCTTCGTCAAAGTAAATGGTATGAACATCAATACCAGATTCCTGAACACGATTCAGAGAATTGTAGGTGGTAAAGATGATGCGATGACGTTTGTAGGTTTGTACAGCCCAGTCGTAGATGTGATCGGGTTTGGTGGTCGATTCGTGATGAGTTTCTCCACTATGAACGTGAAGAACACGAACCATAGGATCAGTGATAACTTCAAGAAACTCAGAACAAAGTTGTTCTGCAAGAAGAATACGAGGTGCGACAACTACAACAGTCTGAGGAGTTTCAGACTCAAACAGACGTGCAGTGTCATAGATCATCTTCAGGGTTTTGCCGCCACCCGTAGGAACAATGATCTGACCTTTAGAATAGGTCTGCATCGCAGCAAGAGCGCGTTGTTGATGCGGTCGAAGTTGCATTGTGTTGTTTTGTATGAGAGTATCCTACAACAAAAGAGCCCCCTTGGCGAGGGCCCTGTGACGGTTATCGGACTGTCACAACGTCTTTGATGAGTCTGTTTCCTAAAACTTTGACCATCAAATTGAGAGTAATTTGTTGTGGTCTTTCTTTCCATCCATACCACCGACTTTTCTTTCCAATGTGATACGGAGGTTGTTTTCCTACTGAATAATATTGTTCTGCAGTCACATCATAGATTTTATCACCATTCTGAAGCCACCAATGTTTCTCTTCACGATAGTCGATTGCACTCATTGGAATCAACTGATCCGTGTCCATTAGATAATACAATGACTGAGCGGAATGATAACAATGCCCGTAGGTTTGATTGGTCAGAACATCATCAGGATACATCAAAGCCTTACGACCACGAAGAAACTCTGGTGATAGATTCTGACGAATTAAACCCATCACCAGAGCCATATTGTGTTCAGAATACCGATATGGCTCAAACGTTAGACTTCTTGTTTGAACGATTCTTTTTCCCTCGTACCTGTGTCTTTCTACGGTCTTCATTTCTCAATTTCGTAATCTGTTTCTTTGCAGTATCTAGGCTTCGACAGAGTTGAACTTGTTGCCCATTGAAAATGATGATGTATTGTTTTCCATAAGGCACCGCTGCATACATTCCGTCTTTGGTTACATATCCTGTCGGTGCAGGCTTTGGTGACAGAATCGTATCATTCTTGTTCAGATCATTAAAGTTCGTTGTCATAGAGATATTCCTCCAAAAGAATGTCTTCCATCTGATGAGCTTGTTGTTCCCAAGGTTGATCCTCGTAATCCAGTTCGGAACAATCAATACCACACCAAAGTCTCTTTCCGTGTTTATCCTTCAGAGCACCTTTGACGTGTTGATAGACGTGCCAGAGTTCGTGCAAAAGTGTTCTGGTGTAATGTTCAGTGGTCATAAAGTTGTGCATCTCGATCTCAAATTCACGAGGTCGATAATGACAATCTGTAGCCCAAACCCAACCATAAACACCTTCACGATACAATCCACGATGATGCACATTGATGTGAATCTTATGACGTGGAAGATGTTTATTCACGAACCAAGTTACAACTCTCTCGCAACGTTTCTTGGAGTAATTGTAACCAGAATGACTAAGCGAAAGCATAATGAAAAAGAGCTTCAGTGACTTTTGTTCCCCAATGTAGGAACCAAACGAATGACCCAATAAAAATAAGTTTGTCCGTTGTGGTCATAATCTCTTGAAACCGAATCCAGTGTATCAGGCTCGGTGAGTCTTGTCAAGGGCTTGACAGGTCTCTGTTCCGTGAGTAGGATAACTCTGTTAAGGATGATCGGGACGCTCTATGAAGTTTAAAGTAAGCTATAAGAAACCAAAGAAAAAAGGTTACTACTCACAACAAGTAGCAACCTTTTATGATGAGAGAGATGCTTTAAACTGGGAAAAGTATGTTCGAAGAAATGGTTGTCAAGATGTGGAGGTCTTGATTGATATCTCGTAGCGGGTTTTTAGAGAGTAGGACTTCTATGCTTAACAAGCCATCAGCACGCAAGGCACGCAGTAGCTGCCATCGTCGTAAGTGCAGGTGACGTGGTTTGAAGTCACTTTGGCGATAGTCTTGCTGCGGATGATGTCGTCGTCCTGAGGCTTGGCAGTGCCATCCCCAGCGGACATCAGCAGGTCGCCCCGTTGCACCGTGACGCCTTCGGCAATGCGGATGATGAAGTCACCCGTCATCGCGCAGTAGAAGTCTTCGGTGTAGGTGTCGTCGTCGTTGTCCCAATCGACAAACACGCCAGCCACGTTTGGATCGCCTTCAACGTCGCTCACTTTGGTGCGGTTGAGCTGTTCATTGTCTTCATCACCCCATTCGCACATCTCATCTAGATTGCTCAGGACAGTGCCGCGCAGAATGTCCTCACGTCCACCGTCAAGAAGTTGGGACCAGCGAGAAAGGTGGGCACCATTGAGTTGAACAGTAGTACCAGAAATACTAATAGTGCCTTCAGTCGCCGTATCGTGAGCAAACTCAATTAGAGTGCCATCTCCTGCACTGAATGAACGATGAATGTATAAAGCGGTGCCCCACGAAGTAGAAGTTTTAGATAGCGATAAACCTTCAAAGTTAGAGCCGCTGCCTTTGCGAAGGCTAAATCCAGGACCTGAGAATAGATTTGCGCTATTTGTGTTGCCTCCTCCAACGATGCTGCCATCGTTATTAATACGCAGCGCCTCCGTCGGGCTGCTCGCTCCATCGGCGGTAGTGGAGAACACTAGGCGGCCTGGGTAGTCATTCGTTCCAGCGTTTGCATCGCCTTCGCAGATAATCGATGCAAAAGCGCCAGCGTTATTTGCGGTAAAAACGATGTTGCCTACAGCATTGCCTGCGCCCAACGAAGATGGCGCAAGTCCTCTAGAAATTGCTAAAACACCCGGACCAGTTGCCCCATCACTGGCATTTCCCTGAAGAACTGCGGTTGTAAACGAGTTAGACCAAGAAGACGTGCCAACTAACAGGCGGCCGGAGCTGTCAATCCTTAATCGCTCTGTTCCACCATTTTGGAAGATGTGACCGCCGTTATCTGAGTGGTTATAGATATTAGAGCCTGTACTTGCCGCGTCATGATCAATTTCGCCGTAATACGAAGCGTTAGAGCCAAAGCGAATCTTTCCGGCGGCGTGCAATAAAGCGCCAGGCGCAGTAGTGCCAATCCCTACACGGCCTGAGCTGTCAATCCTCATCCGCTCCGTCGGGCTGCTCGCTCCGTCGGCGGTAGTGGAGAACACTAGGCGGGACGGAAGGTCACCAGCACCACCCCCGGATACTGTCCCATCAACTACTCCTTCAATGCGTGCGCCTTCAAGTAGTGCAGAGCCATTCGATCCCTGCCAACTCAAAATGCCAAGATTGTCGCCGCTAACAACCGTCTCAAAGCTGCTGCCACGAGTTTTTGAGAAAATATAAGCGGCTCCATATTGGTTGGCGGCATTTGCAGTAATAGTGGCTAAAGGCGTGCCACCTTCGATCTGAAATACTCCCTGGCCCAGTGCGGTGTTGCGGCTACTAGACGTGCCAACTAACAGGCGTCCCGAGCTGTCGCATCTGAATCTTTCTGTGTCATTTACATAAAAAGTAAGGTTGCTGCTTTGATAACCGATGTAGCCCAAACCGTTTGAGCTGTTTGAAAGACGCAGCAATACATCACTTGAACTGGATTCAAACCTGGCGACTGTTCCAGTGCTGGCAACATGTAGTGGTTGACTGGGACTCGTAGTACCAATCGCAAATCTGCCCGAACTATCAAACCTAGCGACTTCTGAACCACCCTCACCAAAAGCAATGGTATCAGGGCTTGGAAAGAAGATACCAGTATTCGTATCTCCTGATGGGCTGATGGATGGAATACTCGTAGATCCAGCCGAAACAGTTGTAACACCAGTCACAACTAAACCACCACCAGTAATATTA